CCTGCGGTTCGAAAAAGTTACGAACCGCAGGAGATTTGATATCGGCATACCTTTGTATTTAAATTAAGAGATAAGGAATCTAATGATAACCAGTAGTTCGATACCAAGTCCAGAAAATGGATCGGTGTCTCTCGTAACAGATTACGGACTAGACGCATTAGCAGCAATCCTACATGAGACAGCAATTGAAAAAGGTTTCTGGGATGGTCCAAAAAACCATGATAAGTTTGGAAATAAACTTGCTTTAGTGCATTCGGAAGTTACTGAAGTTTTGGAAGCTATTAGAAAAAATAAAGGGTCTGAGGAAGTTGTGGAAGAAATGGCAGATGTTTTAATTAGACTATTAGATTTATATGCAGCAATGCGTAATGGCGGTTTTGTCGAGCATAGCCTAGATGAGCAATTGTTTAAAAAGATGCAGGTAAATAACAATAGACCAAGACTTCACGGCAATTTGTTTTAATGCTATACTATAAGAAAGAGAGAGATAAATGACTGTAACAATCGATAATATTTTAGCTGGGCTAGACCCAAAAACAAGAGCAAGAGTACAGGCAGCACAAGATGTAAAGGTAGAAAAGCAAATAACACCCAGTATAGGTCTTAACATGGCCTTAAAGGGTGGGCTTGGTTATGGTAGGCAAGTTCTTGTCTGGGGTAATAAGTCTGCAGGAAAGTCTTCATTTTGTTTGCAGATGATTGCTCTAGCACAAAAAGAAGGTAAGACTTGTGCGTGGATTGATGCGGAAGCATCGTACGATCAGTCATGGGCTGAATCACTAGGTGTAGATTCTTCTTCTCTTATTTATTCTCCAGCAAAGACAGTAAATGATATGGTTGATGTTGCTACAAAGCTTATGGATGCTGGCGTAGATATCATTGTTGTGGATTCAATCTCTGCATTACTGCCAGCAATCTACTTTGAAAAAGATGGAAACGAAATGAAAGATTTGCAAGATACCAAGCAAATCGGAGCAGAAGCAAAGGATATGACTCACGCAGTCAAAATGTTAAACTATGCAAACAAAAACACATTACTGGTTCTCATCTCACAGCAAAGAAATCAATTTGGATCTATGCATGCTTCCCATATCCCAACAGGGGGAATGGCAGTCAAGTTCTTTTCTTCTACAGTCATTAAGCTATGGTCTTCAGAGGCTGAAGCAAATGCGATTAAGGCAGGCATTAAAGTTGGTGACAAGATCATTGAACAAAGAGTTGGCAGGCCAGTCAATTGGATTATTGATTACAACAAGCTCGGCCCCCCTAATCTTTCAGGACAGTACGACTTCTATTACCAAGGAGAGTCTTTAGGGGTAGACCGTGTAGGTGAAACTTTAGACGTAGCAGAGATGGTTGGAGCTGTTGAAAAGGGCGGAGCATGGTACACAGTCAATGGCGAAAGACTACAAGGACGTGCAAAAGCAGTTGCTTATCTTAGAGAAAACCCAGATGTAGTGGACAGTCTGGTTAAGGAGATAAGTGACAAAACTTAATGACTTCTTAAATCAATCTACTATAGAGAACGTTCCGCTTGACGAGCATGTTGAGATAATAGAGCAAATGAGGCCGTGCTCAAAGTGTGATCTCTATGTTGATAGATATTATTTTAATAAACAAAGTATGGAAATGTTTTGGACTTGTAAAGACGGACATGACACAAAGTACATGGTTGGATAATGTCAGAAAGAGCAGAAGTAAAAAGAGATGGCGCTAAGGCACAAAAAAATAGTGGTCGTGGTGACTACCAAAAGGGTGATGCTAAATGGAATCAGTTTCTTGTAGATTACAAAGAAGCCTATAAGTCTTTCACTTTAAACAAAGATGTATGGGCAAAGATTTGCACTGATACATTTAAAGTTAGTAGGGATATGCATCCAGCTTTAAAGATAATTATAGGTAACGAGTCTAAAGTTAGGCTTGGTATTATTGAGTGGGCAGTTCTAGAGGAACTGATCCAGTTCTGGGAGGACAATCAGTAATGTTGCAATTTGTATGGGGCACTCTTCTTGGCCTTACGCTAGGATATCCTTTAGGCCTATGGGCTGTAGGATACTCACCAAAGGATAAAAATAATGACGGAAAATAAATCAGAATCAAAAAATACTCTTGAGTTAATCAGTGATATAACAGAGTTTAATGATCTGCATGAGTTTATGAATGATGAGCATCTAGATAAAGCGCTTGCTATTGTAGTAAAGCTTTTGATGAACCCTGATGTACCATCTGCAAAAGCTCCTATGCTTATCATGGAACTTCAGGCCATGTCTACTAAATTTGCTGTGATGTCCTCAGTCTATTCTACAATTGCAAAAGATAAAGCAGGCACTGTAAATAATAACAAAAAGAATGTTTATTACTCAGTAAAAGAGTCCATAGACAAACTGGTAGATGCACTTAAGTATGTGGTAAGGTACAACTCGTGATGAATTGGATACAGGCAACACTTATAATTGGTCCAGCAGTTGTATTAATAATTGCTTTTTGGAACGATATAAAATGATTGAGTGGTTGGTCAATAGAATATTTAGGTGGGATTCACTAAGGCATGCTGTTTTTGATGAAGTAAGGCTACATCAATCTGTAGATAGATCTATGTGGGAGTATGAAAAAGATGGACCGACTAATCTAACATGGTCTGAAGGCGACAGATGGTATGGATGGACGTATAACAATAACACAAAGCGTTACTACTTTGATGATATTGGAAATGAATCCCTAATGGGTTTATGGGAAGACCAATGGTTAATGGAAGCAGATAATGGCTAGAGATATTGTAAAGAACCTTAAGTTTAAAAAGCATACTGGAAAGCATTTTGATCCAGAGCTTTTTGCAAATCTTTTGGACGAAGCATACCGCAATACAAAAAGAGCAGACGGAGAGATGACAAAAAAGTCATTCAGCCCAAGCTCACTTGGATACGGGCACGGAAACTGCCCAAGATACTGGTACATGGCATTTAGCGGCGCTGTATTTATAGATAACAATGATGCAGTTGCTGTTGCAAACATGGCTCAGGGTACACAAGCGCATGAAAGACTTCAGAAACTAATTTCAACAATGCCTCAGTTTGTTCGTGAAGAAGAAGAGATCATCAACGAATATCCACCCATCAGGGGCTTCATAGATCTAATTATGGAGTATGATGGCGAGACTGTAATTGGCGAAATTAAAACTGCAAAGCAAGAGGTTTGGGACACAAGACAGTCCGAGATGAAGTCTTCTCCAAATCATATGCTACAGCTTCTTACATATATGAAATTAAAGAATGCCAAGGAAGGCTTTTTCTTGTATGAAAATAAAAACACACAGGAAATCCTTGTCATACCAATTTCAATGAATGATAAGAATAAAAAGATAATTGATGACACATTCATATGGCTTCAAGAAGTCTGGGATAACTTTAATGATGGAGATCTTCCTATGCGCCCAGCAGGTGCTACAAAATCCAAAATGCCATGCACCTACTGTCCAATTAAAAAAGAATGCTATGACAAGGCTACGCCAGTTGGAACTGTGCAGATAGAGTTGTTTGAGGTGCCGAAGCTATGATATGTTCTAACAAAGAGTGTGGCATAGAATTTGATGCAAAGACCCATAACCAAAAATATTGTTCTGACGAGTGCTGTAGAGTAGCTACCAATAAAAGAATTATGGAAAAGTATTATGAAAAGAAAGCAATTAAAAATGGGGCATTACGAATCTGCTCATCCTGTAAATCAAAGCTGAGTAGGTACAACCAGTCAGACATGTGTGCAAGTTGTGAGAGATCCACTCAAGTTAAATCCAGAAATATGATTATGGAAATAATAAATGAAATTAAGTGAGCTTGTAAAGTCTAAAGCACATCGTGTACTGGGCATAGACGCATCAACTAATTCAATTGCTTTCTGCCTTATGGAGGATGACGTACCAATTAAATGGGGAAAGATTGATCTGTCTGGATCAGATATATATGAAAAGATATACGATGCCAAGGTAAGAATGCATGTAATGCTTGATGAATTAAAGTCTGATTATATAGCAGTAGAAGGGGCGGTGCTTGTCAGATCACCTGATGCTGTGATAAAATTGTCTTATGTCTATGGAGTTGTTATTGCTGAGCTTATGTCTACTGGTGCTAAGGTTATTACTATTAGCCCTACCGCATGGCAGGCGTACATTGGCAACAAAAATCCAACGAAAGATGAGAAGTCTGCAATCAGATTAGCAAATCCAGGATATGCTGACTCCTGGTATAAAAATCAGTTAAGAAATATGAGGAAGCAAAGAACTGCTGACTACTTCAATAGAAAGTATGATTTAAATGTGGTGGATTTTGATGTTGCAGATAGCTTTGGTATTGCACATTATGCTAACCAGATGTTAACAGAGCGATGAAATATTATCAAAGTAAAGAGTGGCTATACAGAAGATATGTAGTCCAAAAGAAAACAGTTACAGAAATAGGTAAAGAGTGCGGTGTCTCTGCTATGACTATACAGAGATATTTAGAAAAATTTGAACTGATGAGGAAACGATGACCGACTACCCAAACAAAAGCGGCGGATACCAAGCATGGATAACCGACTTACAATTAATTGCAACAGATGCACCTTCTGGACAAAGAATTATTGCAGAGTGTCTAGAAATCGCAGAGATGCTAATTAAGAAAAACATATCATATGGAGACTCAGCGCTGAGCCCAATTCGTATATTTTCGCAGGCAGATAATCAGGAACAGATTAAGATCAGAATTGATGATAAAATTAATAGAATTAAAAATGGCTCAGGCTTTGCTGGAGACAACGATATAGACGATATGATTGGTTATTTAATCTTACTTAAGATAGCAAAGCGACTTGCAATTTCAGTCAACTAGAAGTATAATCTATATATGGCAGAAATAGAATTAGCAGAGCGCTATGACCGAATGAACATTGTTGTAGAAGAGCTTCTAAAGGGGTCTACGCCCACGCAGATAGCAACCAGTACTGGAATGAAGAGGGCTGACGTTGTTACCCTTATAGACGAATGGAAGTCTATTGTTCATAATGATAGCAGTTCCAGAGACAGAGCTAAAGAAGCAATCTCTGGAGCAGATCAACATTATGCGATGCTTATTAAAGAGGCATGGAAAACAGTTGAGGACGCAGATACGCAAGGCGCTTTAGCAGTAAAGTCTGGTGCATTAAAACTTATTGCAGATATTGAGACTAAAAGAATTGCCATGCTTCAGTCTGTTGGCATATTAGAGAATACAGAAATAGCGGCACAGATTGCTGAAACAGAAAAGAAGCAAGAGATACTAGTAGGGATACTTAAAGAAGTAACCTCTTCGTGCCCAAAATGCAAGATGGATGTTGCAAAAAGACTGTCACAAATAACTGGTGTTGTAGAGGCGGTAGTAATAGAGGAATCTAGTGTCATTTGATTTTTCTGATCTTATTGATATTCTAGATGGCGAAGAGTTTGAAGAAAAGCCAGTAGATTTAATGGAGTTTGTAACAAGCCCAAAGTATTTAGGCCTTCCTCCATTGTCTGAATTACAATATGAACTTATTGAAAAATCTTCTCAGATTTATAAAGAGTCAACTCTTATTAAGTTGTATGGCGAAGAAGAAGGCAAAAAAAGATTTAAGCAGACCTGCAACGAAGTAATTGCTCAGTTGGGCAAGGGATCTGGAAAAGACTACTCATCTACTATATCTGTTGCATACATGGTATACCTTTTGTTATGCCTCAAGGATCCAGCTACGTATTACGGTAAGCCACCTGGAGACTCAATAGATATTCTCAATATTGCTATCAACGCACAGCAAGCCTCAAACGTTTTCTTTAAAGGATTTATAACACGAATTGAAAGATCTCCTTGGTTTGCTGGTAAGTACGATCAGAAGGCCTCAGAGATGAAGTTTGATAAGGCTATTACAGTTCACTCAGGTCACTCTCAGAGAGAAGCTTGGGAAGGATATAACGTTATTACAGTTATCCTTGATGAGATATCTGGCTTTGCACAAGAAAATACTACTGGACACGACCAGGCAAAAACTGCTGATGCAATATACGACATGTATCGTGCATCAGTAATGTCTCGTTTCCCAGACTTTGGAAAAGTTATTTTGCTTTCATTCCCTAGATTTAAGAATGATCCTATTCAGAAGTTTTATGAGTCTGTGATTGGCGAGAAGGAAACAATAGTAAGAAGCAAGACTCTAAAGATGGACGATGATCTTCCAGACGGTACGGAAGGAAATGAAATAACCGTAGAGTGGGAAGAGGATCATATAATATCCTACCTATATCCAAAAACATACGCACTCAAACGACCAACCTGGGAAGTAAACCCAACTAAAAAACTTGAAGATTTTAAAGTAGACTTTTATAAAAATTCATTAGACGCTCTTGGTAGATTTGCATGCATGCCTCCAGAGATGATTGATGCTTTCTTTAAGTCCAGAGAAAAGGTAGAAAAAGCATTTAATAATACTGGACTTGCAGTTGATAGCTTTGGCAGACTTGAAAACTGGTTTATACCAGACCCAGACAAAAAATATTTTATACATGTTGACTTAGCGCAAAAACATGACCATTGTGCAGTAGCAATGGGACACGTAGATAGATGGGTTAATGTAAAAGTAACCAATGAGTACTCTCAGCCAGCCCCTATTATATCTGTTGATGCAGTTAGGTACTGGACCCCAACAGCAGATAAATCAGTTGATTTTACTGAAGTAAAAGACTATATACTTGCCCTTAAGACTAGAGGTTTTAATATAGCAGTTTGTACATTTGATAGATGGAACTCTCACGATATGATGCAGCAATTAAAATCATACGGAATTAATACTGAAATCCTTTCAGTTGCAAAAAAGCATTATGATGACATGGCAATGGTAGTTCTTGAGGAGCGCTTACATGGTCCACATATACCTCTTCTTATAGATGAATTGCTGCAGCTTAAGATTATGCGTGATAAGGTTGACCACCCACGTAAAGGATCTAAAGACTTAGCGGATGCTGTATGTGGTTCAATCTTTAATGCTATAAGCAGAACAAGGCCAGACAACAATGATCAAATTAATATTCACACATACGAATCAATGAACTATGATTCAGATTTTGGCAAGCCCGTTGACGGGGAGACCTCTCATTATAATATGATTAGGCCACCTAGAATGCCAGATCATTTAAAAGAAGCGATGGACAGGATGCAAATAATATGAGCGAATATCAAGAAAGAGCAAAGATGTGCAAGTGTTGCACAAAGCACGTGCCGCTACCAACATCATTAGTTGAGTATGATGGCTTGTCTCTATGCCCAACAACACATTCTAATGTAATTGAATATAAAAGAATATGGGAGTCATTTGGACAGAGACCAATGGGAAGCATAAGAAAACATTTTTCAGAATACGTTCAGCAAATAGTTGAATCTTCTATTGACAGACCAGCTCCATAAATATATAATTAGCTAACTAGTGCCAGTAGCTTAGTTGGTTAAAGCCCCGAACTCATAATTCGGTAATCGTAGGTTCAAGTCCTACCTGGCACACTAATGGGGATTAGCTCAGATGGTAGAGCGTCGAACTGTTAATTCGAATGTCGCAGGATCGATGCCTGCATCCCCAGCCATACCTCTGTAGCTCAGCGGAAGAGCAACAGACTTCTAATCTGTTGGTCGCTGGTTCGATTCCAGCCAGGGGTACTATTGACACACTTGTTTGTATATTATAAAATTCAATTATGCCCAAAGAACCTAAGATCATGAAGATGGACTGGCGTCCATTGGGATACTGGCCTGTATATAAAGATGGTAGGCTTGAGTGGGAAAAAGATGAGAATGCCCGTATAGCCCAGCGGTAGAGGCAGTAGACTTAAAATTTACAAAGCGTTGGTTCGAATCCAACTACGGGTACGTTCCTATAGCTCAGTTGGTAGAGCAGCAGACTTTTAATCTGCGGGTCGATGGTTCGAGACCATCTGGGGACACATATGCTATACTGAAAATAGATTTGGGTTCGTCTAATGGTCGGACTCCAGTTTCCGAAACTGATAATGCTGGTCCGATTCCCGCACCCAAAGCTATAGTGTAAATAGAAATGATATACTTTAATTATGGAAAACCCTTTAGATAGAGCACCAGTTACATGCAGGCTTCTCTGGAAACAGTGGCAAAAAAATATGCCAAATAGCCCCATGTTACATGCAGCTAAAGAAAAGATATCTTCTTACACCAAAGGTGATTGGGAAGTTATGGTCAAGGAAGCTTATGAATTAAATGCATACCTGGCCAACTTAATACATAACAAATCTGATCTTTCTTCAAAAGAAGCAGAGATAGGTTTTGATATGTTTACAGAACATTACATAAAGTGGTTTTTCCCAATAGATGAAGAGTATGTTTTAAAGCTCGTAGCAGCAACTCAGCTTGATAAAAAATACGCTTTATTCTTTGAGCATCAGGCATCTGGTCTTGGAATGTACCTTCCAAAATTATTAAAACAGTATGCATATAAATTAAGAAAAATATAAGGAGAAATAAAATGGCAGTAAAGGGTAGTTTAGAAGCAATAATCGAAGTTGCAAAAAAAGAAGTTGGGACAATCGAAGGTCCAAAAGATAATGAAACGAAGTACGGCAAGTGGACAGGCGCAAACTTTCTTCCATGGTGTCAGTCATTTGTTTCTTGGTCAGCATTTACAGCAGGATTAGATCCAAAGAAGTATCCAAAGTCTGCATCAACAGTTGCAGCAGCAGATTGGTTTAAGAAAAATGAACGCTGGTCGGATGCACGTAATGATGACCCACAAGCTGGAGACTGGATTTATTTTGATTTCCCAGATGATGGAGTAAATCGTATTTCACACGTTGGTCTTTGTATTAAGAATAATGGAGACGGAACCATACAGGTTATTGAGGGAAATACATCTGGTACAGCCAAGGGAGATCAGCGAAATGGCGGAATGTGCGTAGAGAAAACTCGTGGCTACGTTAAGAATAATAAGAAGAAGTTGCTTAATGCTGTAGTTGGTTGGGGCCGTCCTGTGTATGCTGGAGAAGAAAATGCTCCACTGCTTAACAAGTTAGCTGCCTCAGCACCAAAAGCAGATGTCAAGGCTCCTGCAAAAAAGGCGCCTGCTAAGAAAGCTCCTAAGAAGGCTTAAGTTGATTAACTTCCCAGTAGTAATTAGAGGCTTGTTTGACGAAGACGAACTTATAGGCATTACTAGTATTGCAAATAAAAAGTTAAGGACAACTGAGTCTAAGGATATCCAGGATCTTACATGGGAAGAGATTTACCATGACTTTAGAGATGCTCAGATAGATAAGTATTTTGGAAAGATACATATATCTTTGCCAGATCATGACTTTGAAATCTTTAAGCCATCTACTTTAGCAAAGATCCTACAACATATTCATGAATTTGATGACGAAGCTACACTTAAATCTTTTTCTATAGTAAAGTATTCTAATGAGTACGGCACACCACAACTAACGCCACACGTAGACCACCCTACAGATGTTGCTTTCTTACTAGACATTCAGATAGATGGTAACGTAGACTGGCCTATTGTAGTAAATAATACTCCAGTGGTTTTAAAAAATGGTGATGCTGTGGCTATAGATGTTGAGAATCAAGTTCATTGGAGATCTGCTCAAAAATTTAATGACGGTGATTTTGTCTATATGCTTTTCTTGTTTTTTAATAGCAAAAAGAAAACAGAACTTGTAAAAGAAGGACAGTATAAAGATACTGAACTGGCCTATGCAAAAAAATATATAGAGTCAAGAAGTGTGTTTGATGAGACAGAGTATGACTGGGAAAAAATAAGGGGTAAATAATGTACGAGTATTATGTTAGAAAAGTAGAGGGAGTAGTAGACGGAGATACAATAGATGTTTTAATTGATCTTGGGTTTGATATCCTCTTTGCATCAAGAGTCAGGCTTGCTGGAATAGATACCCCAGAGTCTAGAACAAAAGATCTTGCTGAAAAAAAGCTTGGTCTTGAGGCTAAAGAGCATTTAAAGTCTAAGCTAAAAGATGCAAAGTCTATAAAAATAAAGACAGAAAAAATGGATTCTTCTGAAAAGTATGGAAGAATTTTAGGATGGATATTTATTGACGATCAGACGACTTCTATTAATGATCAAATGATTGCTGATGGTTATGCCTGGGGATACCTCGGAGATACAAAAGTAAAAGACTTTGAAGCACTTGCAAAAGTAAGAGCTAAATCAAAAAAGTAGTTGCAATCTTAGTTAACTAAATGGTATAATAATATAGCTACCTGCCAAATGGGGGTAGCTAAATTACTTGCTTAAAAGGAGAAATAAAATGGTAACACAATTTGCACTGGATCTATTTAAGGATCCATTCTTTATCGGCTTCAACAGAGAGTTGGAGCGCTTCAATAGTCTAAGTAAGGTAAATAATACAGCGTTTCCGCCATATGATTTACTAAAGTTAGACGACGACAACTACCAATTAACATTGGCGGTTGCTGGATTCACAAGAGAAGATCTTACTGTATCAATTGAAGATGGAAGTCTTTGGATTACAGGCGAGATTACAGAAGTAACAGATGCAGAGGTTGTCCACAAGGGAATCGCTGCACGTAAGTTTACGAGGATCTTTGAATTAAGTGAATACATGGAAGTTTCAAGCGTAGAGCTAAAAGACGGGATGTTAAATATTCGTGTCATTAGAGAACTACCAAAAGAAAAACAACCAAAAATTCTAAAAATTAAATAGTCTTTGGTTCGCTACCGAAGGTGACCTGAGTAAGTCTTAAAACTGCTCACTAACAGAAAGATATAAATGGGATACATAAACGAAGACAGAGGGCTAGACGGCAGGAATCACGACACTGCAGCCCTAACAGCAGAGTTTACAATAGGACTTGCAATTGCTTCTTATAGAGGGCTACCGATGTACCTAGATAATCAACGAAATAAAAGATGGATTTTTAGTCAGCAGCAAAGCTTGGATGGCAAAATGATAGCTGTAATTGGTAATGGGCATATAGGAAAAAGAATGCAGGCCATCAAATCATTTGCGCCACG